TACGCATAGGACTGCGCAATTATGACCAAGGCCATGATTTAACCTCTGAATTGATGGAAGCAAACAAGCAAAAAGCACAATGGGCAAAGGTCGCAAACATATTTGCCGCTACATTGATTGAGAAGTCAATAGAAATGGACCAGAATTACAAAGGATCTATTGAGGATTTGATTTACATTGCAATGAAAGAAGTCCAGAACCAAAAATCATTGAGGGATTTTGAATGAATTATATTTGGTACCAATCTTTAGTTGAAGCATTGCGACATCATATTGAGGCAAAACACATGATGGAAGATGATGCTCTTGATGAATTGCGATATACTGAAGAGTATTTGCAATATGAATCATGGACGGATGGACAACAAGTTGAATTATCCTGTCCCTGGTCAATCCATTGTAAATGCAATTGGTCAGCTTCAGGAAGATTGGAATTTAAATTCAAACCATTGGAGTTGAAACAATGACTTGTGACGGTCAACATCTAAATTGCACTGGCGAACAAATGGAATGCGGTTGCGTTTGGGAATATTGCAAAGAATGTTCTTATTCAGTTTGTTATACTCAATGCGATACTTGTTTCGATCGAGAACATTGCGATGATTAGTAAACCTTAGGACCACTGCCGCCCCAAGTGATCGAGTCTTCGTAGTCTCTAATTGGTTTAGTGTACATGTCTCCGCCGGGTTGTCCTGTTGAATATGCTAATGCCTCAACTGTTACTGCTGCAATTTTTACAACTGGAGGCGCGCCTATGACAAGGATATCTTTTTTCTCTTCGATAAACTTCTGAGCCCGTCTTTGTTGAGGTGAATATAATGAAGGATCTCCACGTGTAATTACCAGAGGGACTAGAATATCAATAAGGTCTGTTGGAAATGCTCCACCATCTTCAAGAGCAGGTTTTAATCCCTTAGCAATTCTTGCAATGAGTTCGACTTTATCATTGAATCCAGGATAGAGATTTTGGAGCTCTACAAAACCCATGATTATCAAACCTGGTTTGCAAGTTCGTATGATCTCTTCAGGCGTTGCATGTAAACCAATTCACTTTCCTCTGCGATGACACCAGAAATTAATTGACGTGCTGCAGGAATTTGTACAGAATTGCCATCAACTAGGTCTTGTTGAATTGTTTTGACTATTCTATAACAGTACAGATTCTCACTAGCAGAAGGTTCTCCTGAATCAAATCGTTCTGAACGTTCAAGTTGCATGTAGTTTGGGTAAACGATTTGAGTGTTAGGTGTAAACCATCTATATGCCCCAAAGAGAATAGATTCAAATTGATATTTTGAACCAATCATTCCTGGTGCGACGTTGGTATCTGCCATGACTGTTGCAACTTCCAATAGATCCATCGGTATTGATGTCACAATATCCATGACTTGTAATGCTTTTAGTGGAAATGCTGGATCGAGTATTGGATCGAATGTGTAAATGCCTGGGTCTTGTAATCCTACGCCAGTTGGGAAGAACGTAAGAGAGTCCCTGGTATATCCACTTAAATCAATTACAGTTTCATGGACCAACGTACTAGGGGATAATTGTTGCCAACCATTTAGAGTACCCCAGTTAACACCATCATAGATCGAAGTAAGTGAGGGATGCATTGCTTCTAGTCTACGGTCTTTATTCTTCATTGTATCACCTCATCTTTTTTGCTACTTTATGCGCTTCCTTCTGGGCTCGTTTGAATCCGTTCTTTGCCCAGGCGCCGGACTTGAGTTTGTATTTTCCAGCGACTCGCTTGAAAGCCTTACCGTACTTGATACTGTAAGCACTCGCTTTCCGCTTTGCCTTTTTCTCAATAGGGGCAAGTAATTGACTAGCCGGTTCAGCAATATCAGTAGAGACGCCAGCACTTACTAACAACTCCTGAAGAAGTTTACAAGTCTCACATGCCATAAGGAAATCATCCTCATTGGTCAGCGGTACTTTGGATCGCAATTGCCATCCAATCTTTAGTAGATAGTTTGACAACTCTACAGCGGATACGTGCAGTAACGAAAACTGAAGATGCTCCGATATTAGCACCATCTGGGCCAGCAGTTAAGAAAAGGGAATCGTTGACTACTAAGAATGCTTCAGACAAATTTGCTGGTCCGAAGTTATCTGGGTATAGATCAGAAACATGAGATGCGATGTTATTGGCTGTATCTATGTTCAAGGATCCAGATGCTACTAAAGAATGATTGTCAGCACGTACCAGGACATTGCCTGAGTTAAGGTCGGTTAATTGTGCAGTGATTGCCCCGTTGCTTGAGAGCATTGCTTCAACGTCGCTTCCGAAATCGCTACCAAGTTGATAGATTAGATCGACGGACTCTATGGCGATTGCTTGACCTGTTGGCACGTTAACATATGCCGAGAGGTCCACAGTGCCTGTAACTCTGCTACCAGAAGCTTGAGCCGCAGGCAAAGTTATAGATTCAGTCAGGTAAAAAGAGCCGGTCATTGATTTGGTCATACAACCCCCCCATTGCTGACAGTGTATAAAGTAAACCTTGTACCACTTTGATACCGGATTCCTATCTTTGCGAGGGAACCGAGCCAATCGGGCATAGGGTCACCTCCCGAGAAGGGGCCTTCTCCGCCACACCCGAGGCCGGTGTTTACCTACCGGAGGCCGAGGCCTATATTGACTTTCTCCGCTTTGCATCGTAGGACGGGCGGTAAGTATATACCAAAATACTAATTGGAAAGGGATAAGGGGACTAAAATGAAGGTACAAAAGATAGTAAGTTTGGATGAAAGCACGATGAGGATTAGCCAAAAGATGGATAACTTTAGCCAATGGGTACGCATAGGACTGCGCAATTATGACCAAGGCCATGATTTAACCTCTGAATTGATGGAAGCAAACAAGCAAAAAGCACAATGGGCAAAGGTCGCAAACATATTTGCCGCTACATTGATTGAGAAGTC